GGAGACTCTGTAAAGATTATCAAAGAACCTGTTATCTCTGTGTCAGATTACACAAGAGGTAGCGATACTACTGCAACCAAACTAACAGACCAAGAGACTACTCTTGTTGTTGACACTGCTAACGCATTCAAGTTCATCGTTGATGATATTGAAAGCAACATGTCTCATGTAAACTGGCGTGAAGTAGCTGCTTCTTCTGCTGCTTATGCTCTGCGTGATGCATTTGATCAGAATGTACTAGCTAAAATTCAGGCTGGTCTGGCTGCTTCTGCTCCTGACCATACTCTGGGTACTGACTCTGCAACTCCGCTTGCTGTTGGTGCATATGATGGTGCTGGTTCTATTGACCTTGGTTCAGGCGAAACTGACCCTCTGGATGTAATGGCACGTATGGCTCGTCTTCTTGATGAACAGAATGTTCCTGAAGAAGGTCGTTGGATTGTAGCTTCTCCAGACTTCTATGAAGAACTGTCACAGACAGATTCTAAATTGCTGTCTGTTGATTACAATGGCGGTCAAGGTTCTATCCGTAATGGTCTAGTAGCTGAAGGCAAACTTCGTGGGTTTAGCATGTATAAATCCAACAACATGCCCGCTACTACTGCTACTGGTCTAGTTCTTGGTGGTCATATGTCTGCTGTAGCTACTGCTCAGACTATCGTTAATACTGAAGTTATCCGCGATCCATCATCTTTCGGTGATATCGTTCGTGGTCTTCATGTTCACGGTATTAAAGTATTGCGTCCTGAAGCAATTATAGGTGCGTACTATACTATTGACTAATAAGCAATAGAGAGATGGGGGTGGGAAACTGCCCCCATACTTTAATGAAACAAAAAGAAATTGTATTAAAGTCCCGAAGTAAACAAAGAGGACGCTCTCGCAAAAGACAGATTTCATCTGAGCAATATGCTAGTAATTGGGATCGTATCTTTAAAAAGGATAAATAATGGCAGCATCATATTTAACATTAACCAATGAGCTTTTGCGTGAACTCAATGAAGTTATATTAACATCTGCTAATTTTGCATCAGCAACAGGCATACAGCAGCATGCTAAAGATTGTATAAACAGGGCTTACTTAGATATTGCAAATGCAGAACCTAAGTGGCCTTTTTTGTCAGCGGGTGAAAGTGGTAATATTGATCCGATGTATGGCAATGTATATGTTGAAACAGTAGCAGGTACACGTTTTTATGAGTTAAAAGAAGTCAGCTCTAATCTTACAACAGATTATGGAGCTATTGATTGGTCTAATTTTTATATCACTACTATAGGGGTAGAGGGTGAAACAACCCCTTATGTCTCTAAGAATTTAAAATTTCTAACTATAGAAGATTGGAAAAATTTTAGACGCGCATCAGAAAATGCAGATGATGCTGATCAACAAACTTGGGGGGAACCAGCATATGTTATCCGTAGTCCTGATTCTAGAAAATTCGGATTAAGTCCTATCCCAAAACAAACCTATCGTGTCTGGTTTTATGCTTGGAATTTACCTACCGAATTAGTTGAGTTTAATAATGAAATTGTATTTCCCAATGTTTACAAACCAGTATTAATGGCACGAGCCAGATATTATGTATGGCAATTTAAAGATAATCCCCAAGCTGCTGCGTTTGCTCTGGATGATTATAATAGGGGTATAAGGACTATGCGTTCTAATTTATTGAATCCCTCACCTAAATATTTTTCAGACGATAGATTGGTATATACATAATGTCGCAGCCTTTTGGTCTTTCATGCAGGGGTGGTTTAAATACTAACTTAAACCAGTTTGACATGCTGCAACAGCCGGGATTTGCTACGCAGCTTTTAAATTTTGAAGTAGACCCGGATGGTGGTTATAGAAGAATAAGTGGTTATGTGCCGTTTGGGGATACCCAACCCGAAGGAAATACGCCAATTTTAGGCTTGTATCCCTATGCGTTAGGTGTTGTAGTTTGTGTAAACACAAGTATTTATTATAGTGAAGATGGTACAACATGGACTCAAATAAATAAAGATACAGGTCATAGTGGCGTAACTGAAACTCAGCTTAGTACATCACCTGTTCTTGATAGACCTAACCAAGCACAAGCTTCATTTGCAATAATGAAAGCACCTACTGCGCATTCGACTAGTAAATACGGCTCTTTAACTATAGCAACAGGTGCAGATAAAGTAGCCCACTTCCATATTGATGGCACAGGCCCAAGTAGATTATTTTCTTACGAAGAAATAAGCACACCTGCTGCTGGAACATATGTTGAAAATCATAACAAACATATTTGTCTTGTAGATACCGCAAACGAACCTTCAACTGTTTATTACAGCAGAATAAATGATGATAGAGATTTTACTGGCCTTGGTTCCGGCTCAGTAACAATAGACGATAATATTGTAGGTATAAAAAGCTTTCGTGATTCTCTTTATATTTTCTGTCAAAATACTATACATAGATTAGACAACATTAATGATCCGACAGCCGTAAGTGTCTCCCAGATTACATCTAACGTAGGCTGTCTTGATGGTCAAAGTATTCAAGAAATTGGTGGTGATGTTCTATTTTTAGCACCAGATGGTATTCGTCTTGTAGCTGCTACTGCTCGTATTGGTGACGTTGAGTTGAGTTCTGTATCTAGACAGGTACAATCTATTGTTGCAGATTTAGCTGCTAATATTACTAATTACACAATAAGCAGCGTAGTGCTTAGAAACAAATCTCAGTACAGATTATTTTATACCCCAGCAGGTACACCTATTAGTGCATCAAGAGGTTTAATAGGTACATTAACTCCTAATGGTTTTGAATGGTCAGAAACAGAGGGAATACAAGCACCAGCTATTACATCTGCATTTCTTAGTTCAAACATTGAAAAAACATATCATGGTGATAACAGGGGATACATTTACCTACATGATCAGGGTAATAATTTTTATGAGGCAGGTAGTACTAAAATAATATCTGCAAAATATAAAACTCCAAATTTAGATTTTGGAGATGCTGGTACATTAAAAACTTTACATTATGCTAAAATATCTTTAAGTCCTGAAGGAGATGTACAGCCAGCACTACGTGTAAGATTTAATTATGAAGATACTAGCATACCTCAACCATCAGATTACACACTAGATGAAGTGCAGACTCCTTCTTTATTTGGAAGCTCGGTATTTGGTGTCAATGTATTTGGCGGTTCATTAGACCCACTAGTTCGCCAATCACTACAGGGGAGTGGGCATGTAGCAAGTTTCCGTGTTTCTAGCGATGACAACAGGGCTGCATATTCGATAAACGGTTTATATATAGATTACATGCCTTCGGGTAGGAGATAACAAAGATGGCTACCAGTTATACTAGACAAAGCACATTTACAGATGGAGATACGATTACTGCTTCATTATTTAATAATGAATATAATCAGCTTGTGAATGCTTTTGCTTATTCTAATAGCGGTACTACTGGACATAGACATGATGGTTCTGCTGGAGAAGGCGGTAATATCTATGTTATCGGTGACCAAGATTTCTTTAATAAAATAGAAGCTGACAGTACTAATAATCGATGGGGTGTATTTGTTGAGGTAACTGGTACTGCTGTGGAGCAAATACGTTTTCAAGATGGTGCAATTGTACCTGTACTTGATAATGATATTGATTTAGGTACAGCTTCTTTAGAATTTAAAAATTTATACATTGATGGCACAGCTAACATTGATACACTTGCTGCTGATGCTATTACTTTTAACGGGACAGCTATTACAGCTACTGCTGCTGAATTAAATACTTTAGATGGTATAACAGCAACCGTCACAGAATTAAACTATGTTGATGGTGTCACATCTAACATTCAAACACAGCTAGACGCTCTTCAAGATTTAGATGCTGACTTAACAGCTATTGCTGCTCTTACTCCTACTGACAGCAATTTTATTGTAGGTAACGGAACCGCATGGGTACAAGAGACAGGAGCTACAGCAAGAGCTTCTCTTGGACTTACTATAGGTACTGATGTACAGGCATACAACCCTGTACTAGCTGCTACTACTGCTTCTTTTACTACTGCTGATGAAACAAAATTAGATGGAATAGAAGCTGGTGCTACAGCAGACCAAACAGCCTCTGAAATACTTACTGCTGTTAAGACAGTAGACGGGGCTGGTT